AGGGTCAAGTAAGCGTGAATAAAGCAGGCGGCGGCATAATCAAAAAATCAAAAAAGAAATGAAGCTATTCAGGCGCAAACAACAACAGCCCGAACTTGAAATTACAACAGGTTCGAAAATTCCTTTGAAACATGTATTCACTGAAAGCGGCGGCGTTAAATGGTATGAATTTGAAAATCCTTTAACGATGCCTGCAAAGCGCGCAATCGCAGCTGAAGTTGCAACGCGCCTTGCTGAAATGAACATCACAAAAGATGTAATGATTCAGTTGATCGCGAAGATGAAAGAACACGCGAATGAAGGCGATATCGTTGCGCTGTTCTCAATCCTGAATGAAATTGAATTCAGAATGAATTACGCAGGCGAAGAAGAAACGTTGATCGAACTTGCTGCTTGTTATTTCGTTCGTGAAGGCGAAGATGAAACAACCTTTGATGAACTGCAGCGAAGAAAGAAAATTGAAATGTTGAAATCAGATTCAGCGCTATTCAGTTTTTTTGTTCAAAGGGCGTTCGAACTCACAATGAACTATTCGAATATATCACAAACAGATATTCAAGATTATTTGATTCGAAACGCCCAAAACAACGAAAAGCTTTTGCGACTTATTCGCAACAAACAATAGGCGCTTACATTGACAACATCAACTACTTGAATCAAATCATTTGTGAAAACAAAGTAACAGAAATGAAAGCGCTTGAATCTTTATCAACTGATGAATACTATCAAACGCTTTCGACTTACTGCAGAATCGTTGATGAAAGAAATGAAGCGATAGATCCAAAGCATACAAGCAGCGCGCAAGCAACAGGCAACAGCAACAACAAGCGAAATTCATTAAGAAAATAAACTTCGAAACATGGCTGTTAAAAATGTTCTGTTTAAGATTCAAGCCGATACGGCGCAACTTCGCAAAGAACTTGATTCAGTACGCGCGCAATTAGGGCAATTGAATGCAACAGCCGATAAGGCGCAAAGCGGCTTTTCAAAGTTAAAGGGCGCTTTAGGTGGCGCGGCTGCAGCGTTCGGAGGTATTCAGATTGCAGGCGCTGCTTTGAATTTCGGAAAGGGCGCGCTTGATGCGGTTTCAAGTTATGAATCATTGAACATTTCGTTTGAAACTTTTTTAGGAAATGCAGAACAAGCGAAGATTACACTTTCACAGCTTGAAGATTTCAGTGCTGCAACGCCGTTCACAAGTGAGCAAGTGCAAAATGCAGGAAAGGCTTTGCTTGCATTCGGCGAACCTGTAGATAATCTTGCTGTAACGCTTGAACGTTTAGGCGATGTATCAAGCGCAACAGGAAAGGATTTCAACGAACTTGCTGTGATATATGGCAAAGCGCGCGTTCAAGGAACTTTATTTGCTGAAGATATCAATCAGCTTACAGAAGCAGGTGTTCCTATCATTGATGAATTTGCAAAGCAGTTCGGCGTTTCAACAGCTGAAGTAAAGAAGTTAGGTAGTGAAGGAAAGATTTCATTTGCAAACCTTGAACAAGGATTCAAATCATTGACTTCTGAAGGAGGGCGCTTCTTTGGTTTAACTGATAAGTTAGGGCAATCAACGGCAGGAAGAATTTCAACGCTTGAAGATAACTTCAAAAAGCTGCAGCGATCAATCGGCGAAGGATTGCTTCCTGTATTTGAATTCTTGATTGATACATTCAGCGCGGCTATTGAAGGCGTTCGCGAACTTCCTGCTTTCATTGATAGAAACAAAGTTGCAATTACTTTGCTTGTAGGTGCAACAGGCGTGCTTGTTGCGATTCAAACAAGAGAACTGCAAATTGAACAAGCAAAGAAAATAAGTAAGGCTGCAAACCTGATTCTTGATCGTGCGAAGCTTGCGATTACAACTGTTCAAAATACACTTTCACGCGCACAGCTTGCAATTACAAATTTGCTTACAGGTGCAACAACAGCACAGGCAACAGCAACACGCGCGGCAACAATTGCGCAACAAGGATTGAATGCAGCATTCAAAGCAAATCCTATAGGCGTAATTATCGGAGCGCTTACAACGCTTGCTGCAGCGTTCTTTGCATTTAGTGATTCAACTGAAGAAGCAAATACTGCAACTGATAATTTCATTTCATCACAAGAAGCACTTGCAACAATTGAAGCTGAAACAGCAAGGAATGTTGCTGAAGAAAAAGCAAATCTTGATTTGTTGTTTACTTCATTGAAGCAAACAAATGCAGGAAGCGAAGAAAGAAAAAAGTTAATTGATCAAATCAATTCAACCTATGGAACAACGCTGAAGAATATCAGTGATGAAGCTGAATTCAACAGGCAGCTGAAAGAAACTTATGATCAACTTGCAACATCAATTCAAAAAGCGGCGCGTGCGAAAGCGGTTCAAAATGAACTTGTGAATCTAACAACGCAACAGCTGCAAATTCAAAATGAAGTGCAAAAGAAAATTACTGAAGCTTTTGCAAGGGCTTCAGCTTTAGGACAGCCTGTTGATATTGAACAACTGAAAAAAGATATACCAAACTTAACTGATGAAATAATTGCAGAACTTCAAAAGCAAGCAGGCGTATTAAAAGCGAATGATCCGCGCTTTCAGTTTCGCGATTTAACGCAAGAAGAAGCTGATGCTTTAGGCGGTGCAGGTTATGCAAGCGCTGTTGTTTCGGTAAATGAAAAACTAAACAAAGAATTAGAAGATGAAGTAAGCAAACTAAAAGCAACACAATCAACAATTGATTTGCTTACAGGTGAAATCATTCGCAATCAAGATAAAGTTGAAGCAAAGAAAAAAGGCGGCACTGATAAAAGTAAAACTGAAATCAACGCTGAAAAGAAGCAGGTTGAAGATCGAATAAAGTTGCAAGATGATTTAACGCGAAAGATTCTTGAAGGGCAGGAAAAAATTCAACAACAGCGAATTGAATTTCAAGATCCTGTAACGCCTGTAGGGGAAATTGAACAGGCAACAGGGCTTGCTGATCTTCAAAAGAAACAAGCTGAAGAAGAAACAAAACGATTAAAAGCTGAAGCTGAAAAAAACGGAATTCTTACAGCAACAATTGCAAAGCAATACGATGAACTTGAAAAGATTCAAAAGGAGCAAATCGAAATTGAATTACAAAAGAACATTGAAAAGATTCAAACGAAAAGTTTAGAAGAACGCGAAGCGGCGCTGAATGAAATCAATCAAACGCAATATGATATTTCACTTGAACTTGAACTTCAGAACATCAAGAAGCTTGAAGATGAAAAAGCAAAACTGAAAAAGCAATATGCAGAAGCACAAACAAAAGAAGAACGCGAAAGGCTAAAGAAGTTGATTGATCAAAACATCATTGATTTGAAAGGGGCTTATGCGCGTGAATTCAAGTTAAGCAGTGATAAGATTACTTCGCAAACAAAGTTCGACTTGAACAACGCAAAGCTTACATCAACACAAAAGCAAGGTATTCAACTCAAAACAGATTTAAGCCTTTTAAAATTGAAATCCGATTTCGTTCAAAAAGATGTTGCGCTTACACAAGAAGGAAGCACTGATAAAGAAGAAATTGATAAAGAAGAAAAGAAGAAGATAATTGCCAACATTGAAGAAGCAACAGAAGTAGCGCTTCAATTATCAAACGCTTTGATTCAAGCGGCTATTGCGCAAAGCGAAGCACAGATCAAAGCACAAGAAGCACGCGTTGAAAAGGCTGCAGAAATTGCTGATAAAGGCAATGCAGAAATTCTTGAAATTGAACAGAAGAAGCTTGATGCTTTGAAGAAGCAGCGTGAAAGATATGTTCGCCAACAACAAGCGCTTGCAGTGCTTGAAATTGCAGCAAACGCCGCAATTGCTATTGCTAAAACAGCAGCAGAAACGGGCGCTGTTTCGCCGCTATTCATTGCATCAACGCTTGCAGCTATGGCTGTAGGATTTGCACAGGCACGCGCACAAGCGCAATCAGCTGCATCATTTGCGCGCGGCGGTTACACAGGTGATGGATCAAGATTTGAATCAGCAGGAACAGTTCACAAGGGCGAATTCGTTATGAACGCTGAACGAACAAGGAAGTTTCGCCCTATGCTTGAAGCAATGCATTCAGGAAGAAATCCAAATTTGATCAATGGGTTGCAAGAAAGAATGATTGTTGTTGATAATAAATTGAATGATGAAAGGCTTGAACGAATTGAAAAAGCAATTCGCGAACAGCAAGGCTTGCAGCTTTCAATTGATGAACGCGGCGTGCATGGAATTGTTTCGCGCATTGAATACAAACAGAAAAGAATAAAGAACAAAGCAAGATGAATGCACCTGTAAAAATACATTTGAACGGAACGCTTATCACAGGGCGCGTTGATGGACTTGATTCATTTCAGATCACATTTCGAAACAACATTGAAGAAGGTTACTATCAAAAAAGCTATTCAAGCGAACTAACTTTTTTTGATGATGGCTTCAACATCTTAAAGCAAGAATTGATTGATAGCGTTAATGCTTTAGGTAATGAAGTAAAAGTTGAAATCTTTGATGAATGCTGCAGCAAATCAATCTTTGAAGGCTTGATTAAATTTGATTCAATCGATTGGTGCGAACCGATTTGTTCAATCACTGCAAGTGTAATTGAAAAGAAGAATGAACTTGATTGTTTGAAATCAACTTTGATAACAGATAATCATGCAGGATTTTTAGGAACGCCGCAAAAGAAACTTCGCTATTGCATTGACTTTCGCCCTGATGCATTGCTGTTTATTTTATTCTTGATTTATTCAATTTTGAATCTTGTGATTTATGCAGTGCTTCTTCCTATTTCACTTGTTGTTGTTGTGATTCAAGGCGCTGCATTTATTGTTTGTCAAATCGTTTGCGCAATTCCTTTCACGCCTTGCAATTCGCAAACATGTATCGGTGGACAGTGGACAAATCCGCAAGGTTCTTTTGATGAAATAACAGGTTGGCTTGATGATTTTCAAAGCAGAATGATTATGTGCAATTGGTATCACCCTACAGCGCTTCTTCGCGATTACATCAAGAATGCTTGCAGCGCTTGCGGCTTGCAATTTGAATCTTCAATTTTGAATGATCCTGCTTCAACTTATTATGATACACTTCTTTTTTCAGCGCCTATTCGCAAAGGTTACAAACCTTCGCAAACGCAAGATTTATTGATAAGTGAAAACCTTCCACTTGAAACAATTGAAACATTGATGCGCGATCATTTAATGCCTTTATTCAACGCGCGATATTGGGTAAAAGATGGAAAGCTGATTTTTGAGCGAAAAGATTTTTTTGAAGAAAGCACCGTTTGGATTGATGCTGAAGCAATGCTGATCAATAATGAAATTAATGAAAATCAAATTTGTTTTAAGTACATTGATAAGGAACGCCCTTCATTTGCAATATACGCTTATGCAAGTGATCCAACTGATTACATGGCAAATGAAGCGAAAGGAAAGTTTGATAACATCATTGAATGGAATCAACCTTATTCATCAACGCAAAGTGGAAAGCATGAATTGAATTTTATTTCATCACAGGCGCGCTTTAGGAATGATCAAGTAACGCGTGATCCTTATGAAGAACTTGCGCAAATGGGTTTGATCAACGCGCTTTTTGGCAATGCATTTAGTGAAGCAATTCGAAATCTTTTCATGAATCAGCACACTGCAACGAATTACAAATTTCTGATTTGGGATTCATCTTCAGGCGATAATTTCGCTTATGTGAAAAGCAATTACAGTGATGCTTTTACAGGCGGCGATTACTATCTTTTTACAGCAACTTCAAGCGGCGGTTATAACATTGATAACATTGATGAAGATCTACGCTACAATTATCCTTTTACTTTTTATGAAGGTCTTTATGGTCCTGCTAAAAACAATTTGTATTATGATTTTCACATCATTGATAATCCGCGAATAGGATCATCAAAGAAATTTGAATTCAGCTTTTCATTCAACTTTGATTGCGAACAAATCGCAGCATTTGATTTCACTAAAACAGTTCGATTAAGACAGGGCAACACAATCAAGTTTGGCGAAGTGAAAGAATTGAAAATTGATTACTTGCAGCGAACAGTAACTGTTGAAGGAATTGTTTAACTTTGAAAAAAAAGAAACATGGCACAAAGAAGAATAATTTTAACAACAGCTTCAGGTCTTACATTTGATGAAGTTAGCCCTCCAACGGTTGCAGCAAATAATTTGCTTTGTTGTTTCGGCTGTCAAGAAGTTACAATGACAGCACAAAACGTTCACAATTCAAGCCTTACTTTAACAAATATCTTAATAGATCCTGCAACAAGCGGTTGCACATTTACCTTGCTTGATATAAACAATTTGCCTGTTTCATTTCCTTTTGTAATTGCGCAAGGTGCAACGTTTACTTTTTCAATTGAAATTTGTTATGATGCTGATCCTGTTGATTTGTTTCGCTTGCAATTTGAAACTGTTCAACATGGTGTTGAAACTCAATATTATTTGCCTTTAAATTGCGTTGTTCCGTTTGATTTGCTTTCATCAAATGTTATCGATTTCGGAACTGTTCCTGCAAACACTTCGCCTTCATCAAGCTTTACAATAACGAACACAACAATAGCGCCGATTAGTTATTCAATCAATCCATACACATGTTCTGATCCGCCTTTAAGCGGAACAAACTTAACAGGAACAATCAACGTAGGTGCAACTGCAACACCTGTTTTTACATGGCTTGCAGGTGTTTATCCTGATTCATTATCGTGTTCACTTAAGTTTGAAATCATTGGAAATTGCGGACAGGAAGAATTGTTTTTTACAGGAACCGTTGAAGAAATAGTTTGCGAAGAAGGCGCTTGCTTGTGTTGCGTTGATATTGCAGTTGAAACAATCGGCGGTTATTTGAACACTGTAAACGGGCTTTGTGATCCGATTACACTTTACAATCAATCAAGCTTTCTTGATCAAAAGAAAGTTGTGTTTCAAATGTATTATCCTTCAGGAATCTTTAGCGGTTGGCAGCTGCAGTTCAATCCGAATTTATTTGATGTGAATTGCAGTTCGCCCTTTGAAGGAAATTCGCCTTTGCCTGTCGGATATTCAATTTATTACGCGGCTTCTTTAATGCCAAACGGAACTGCTCACAGCATGGCTTTAAATGGAGCAGGCGTGAATCAAATGAATCAGCAAAACTATCAAGTAGTTTTTCGCCCTGTTGATGCAGCTGCAGGATTGTTCAACGTAGAACTTACTTTCTTTTTGATTCAAGACTTCAACAACTTTGTTGATTCATATCTGTTTGATAACAGCCTAAAGTTGAAGCGTAATATAACAAGCGCGCCCACTGATTACGATAATACTTTCAGTTCTGTTTACAACGCAAACAAAGTTTTGAAATCAGCTTTCTTTGTAACTGATCCTGTTGTTGTTGTTGATGGCGGCTTCTTTAGATGCAGCCACATTCAATGTTTCGGCTTTACTTCGCGCTTCTACAACAAAGGACTTTACAACGCTGCAAGTGAATTTACAGCGCCTTTATTCACGCTTGAAAGAACAGCAGGTGTTGTTACAGATTTCAGCACAGTTGAAAAAACAAAGGTTACTTTTAGAATCAATGTTCCTGCAACTTATGGCGGCGCGCAAGCAATCACATATCATTTATTTGATGAAACGCTTATCAATCAAACGCAAAACTTTTTGCTTGCAACTGATTCAAGCCGCGCAAACATTACGAACGTTGCGCCGATTTCTTTGCTTGATAATCACTTATTTACGCCTTCAACTTTTACGCCTTTATTCGGTGGCAATTATGAATGCAGCGCTTATGTTTATATCAACCTTAATCCTGCTTCAAGATATCGCATTGCTGCAATTGTTTATGCGAATGATGGAATTACAGTGAATACTTTTATCAGTGATTCAATCACAGTAAGAACAATTCCTGATCAAGATTGCGATTGCACGCCAACAATTGAAAGCACATTCAATCAATACTATCAAAGCCAAAACACCGAATGCATTCAACCTGTTGCGAAAGAAAGAATCAGGCATTTGCTTGATTTAACTGAAGGCGATTTCGCTGATTGCCTTTCTACATGGGGCATTTCTGCTTTAGTTGATGATTGGCGAACGTTGCTTACTTCAATCACATTGAACATATACAAGCGCCGCGATCTTTTTCCTTCAGCAACGCAATCAAGTTTCTTCATGTATGAACAGCATGTTTCAGTTCGTAACGGCGGCTTTGCAGGCAATTGGCAAAACTTCAATTCTTTAATTGTAAAAGATTATTCAGGAGGCATTGCAACAAGCATTAATGATAGGCGCGTTCGATTCGATGCTGTTCCTTTTTCAGGAAATGTTTTTACTGCAAACACTGCAACTTACATGCAGAGAACAACAGCAGGCGCGCTTTCTTCAACACTGATTGCAACAACAGGCGTTCAAGATAGTTGGATCAATGATGAAGTTTATTTTGAATATGTTTTCAGATTTGATTTCAGAAACTTGTTTGCACAACCTTACTTCTTGAATCTTGTGCGCGCTTACAAAGTTTTAGCAATAGATGTTGAAACAAACAACAGCGGCTATCCTACAATTATCACAGATGTTTTAATTGAAGGCAAGGATAAAATCACAGGGCTTTATAATGAAATCGAAACAACGTTTTGCGCTGATAATTTTGAAGATATTCGTTTGACTTATCAAGCAGATCAAGCAGGCGATTTCCTTTTCATTACAGAAACAAATCCTTTTGGAATTGCAACGCTTCAAGAAAACGATGAACTTCCTTCGCCTTTAACTTCAGGTTTAACGCAACAGTTGATTGCAGGTGTTGTTTCTTGTGATACGCAATTTGATCCTGTTACGTTTCAAGCGCAAGTTGTTCTTTCGCCTTCATTCTTTGCAAACAACCGTTACAAATTGTGCGGCTATATTTCAATCAATCAACCTGAACCTGTTTGTCAATTGTTCCTTGTTCATAGAAAGATCACAGGATCAAGCTTGATTGTTGTTACACCAACAATTCAAACAGGCGGCGAATTAAACGGAAGTTTTAATTTAGCGAATGAAATCAATCGATTCTTAGGAATTGTTACAACAACAGGTGAAACGCCAAATCCTATTGTTGGCGAAACGTATGTGTTTGAATATTCATTCAGCGTACCAACAACACGAACCTTGCAATTTTATATGGGTTCGGATACGCCTTCAGGCACTATAACATTCACACTTCCTATCGGATCAACAAGCGGAAATTTAAGTTTTGTTTGGGGCGCGAACGTAGATGGAAAGTGGACGATGTTAGCTGTTGAAGGAATTCCAATGACAGGAACTTTTCAATTCAAAATTGGTAATACACTTTGCCCTTAATTTTGTAACTTTACAACATGTTTCTTTTCAATAGCTATTCAATTTCGAATGTTGCTTTTTGCGATATCACAAATGAATGCAGTTATCCTGATCCAAACAGCAGGATTCGATGCATTGAAGTTGAAAATATTTGCGGCGATTTATGCACGAAATTAATTGTTGAAAGCGGCTTGATCCTTTGCGATTGCGCTGATCAATGGAATTGCAATCTTTGCGGAAATGATTTGCCCTTTTGGATTCCTTTTGAAGCAGGCGATACATTTGATTTTCAATTTCAGCAGCCGAATGAAATCACACAAGTAAGTTGTGAACATGGATTCCTTCCTGAAGCATTGCTTTCAAATCTTGATGCAGCGTTTGCAACGTTTGGAATTTACACATGCTGCAATGATGAACCGCTTGAAATAACAAAAGAAATGATTCCTGCAATTGTTGCGCAATCCTACATAGGAAGCTTCAACAGTTATGATTATGCAGGCAATCTTACAGTAAAGCCAATTCAAATTATTCGCTTTAGGCTTGATGCAATTGCAGCATTCCTTGAAGCGCAAGGGCTTGAACAGTGCTTTTATTTCAAGTTTACTTTTACAGGTTCAAGATTGTGTTTGCCCTTTTCAGAAACGCAAGCCAACTTCTGCAGCGAACCTTTCAAAATGATTCCTTGCAGTGATGGAAAGAATTCACATTTGATTGAATCAACTTACAGCAATCTTGATTGTTTCGGGCAATACTACGGAACTGATTTCAACCTTGCGCAAGGAACGCCCTTTGCTTATTCAAATGCAATTCGTGTTCAAGGTTCATTTGAGCAAACATCTTTTCAAATTACAAAGGAGCAAATCAATTCAACATTGAAAACCACTGCTTCACAGCTTTGTGAAAATTGGTTGTTGCGCACAATGCATTTGCCGCAAAGATTTGCGAAGTACGTTGCAACAATCTTTGCAGGAAAAGATGTTACAATTAACGGTATTGAATATCAAGTTGAAGGGGACTTAAACAAGAATAATGAAACAGGATCGCAGTTTTACTTTGATGCAAATGCTCAAAGATGCGATTGCAACAAATCACTTTCATGCACATGATTACGATTGAAGAAATTAATTCGCTTCTTGCGAATGAAAAATATAAGCCAAAGAAAAGCGAACAGTGGGAAAAAGTTAGAAGAACAATGTTCGTTCACACGCGCGGCGCAAAGCCTTCTTACATCTTAACGGAACGCCGCCCGAATGAAGATCCTGAAGTGAAGAAATATCGCGAAATGATTTATGAACCTATTACAAAAGGTTCAATGAATCGCGCGATTGATAAGCTTTACAGGATATTTCAGAACGCAAACTTTTCAATTCAAGTAAGTGATGAATTGAATATTTATTTGAGCGAAGCAAAATTCAACGATCAATATTTTTATTCTTACATTCAAAAGTATGTTGTGCCGCGCATGATTGAAGATCCGAATGCATGGCTTGTTTGGCTTCCTTTTGGCGAAGGTGTTATTGATCCTTCAATCAAAGTTGAAGTATATCCTGAATTGATTGAAAGTGATGATATAAAATTTCTTGATGAAGATGCGATTACATGGGAAGCTGAAGAAGAAAAAAGTTGGATCACAAAAAACGGAAAGCAAGTTGAAGAAGGCGAAGTTTATTACACGCTAACAGCTGAAGCTTATTACAAGCATGTTCAATTCGGCGATTCAAAAAAGAAACAGTTTGAATTGATTCAGATTTACGTTCACAACATCGGCGCAATTCCTGCTTGCATTTTGGGCGGCGATCAAACTGCAGAAGATTATTATGAATCCTACTTCAGTGCGTTTGTTCCTTTCGCGAATGAAGCGATAAGGCAGTATAGCGATTGGCAAGGTGTAATGACAACAAGCGCTTTTCCTTATCGCGAAGAAGTTGCAGAAACTTGTGATGCACGCGGCTGGAATTATTTTCGATTCTGAAAGCGAAGAACACATTACTTGCAGAAAGTGTAAAGGAACAGGGCGCGTTGTTTCTCGTTCGCCTTATGGTGTGTTTATTCGCGAAAAAGGAAATACTGCATTCGGCGGCGGCGAAGCTTCAAGCAATGAACCTTTGATTCGTTTTATTTCGCCGCCTGTAGATATCATTCAATATAGCGGCGAAGCATGGCAAACGCTATTGAAGAAAGCAGAAGAAGCTTTGCACTTGAACACAATTGATGAAGCGCAATCGGGCGTTGCTAAAACAATTGATCGCGAAGATTCATTTGCGCAACTCACAAAGATTTCAAACAACATCTTTGATGAAATCATTTACAAAAGCCTTTTGTATATTGAAGCTTATCGCAACGTAAGCAATCCACAACAGCCTGTGATTGTTAAGCCGATTTCTTTTTCAATGAAAACAGAAGATGATCTTCTTGAAGAAGTTTCGCGGCTTACTGATAAGAACGCGCCTGTTGCATTTTTAGTTGAAACAACAAAGGATCTTGCACGCAAAAGATTCAGCGGCAACAAAGCTGTTTCAAGAATTGTTGAAGTGCTTGTTTCTTATGATCCGATTTATCATTTATCTTCAAAGGATAAAGCAATGATGCTTGCAAGCGGCACAATCAAGAAAGAAGATTTGCTGAAAAGTTTGTATGCATATAAGGCTTTAACTTCGCTTGTTGCGCAAGAAGGAACAGAATTCCTTGAAGGAAATTTAACTGAAATTTTCGCGGCGCTTGATGCAGCGTTGCAGCCTATTATTGAAACATACATTCCGAAAGAAGTTGTTGATATTGCAGGCGTTCAAGTTGGCGATGTTGCGCAAGCTGCAACAGATATCAATCAAGATATTGCAATCAAAGAAGCTGAAGCAAAAGCGAATTTGAAAGGATCAGTTGGAGGTGTTCAAGGTATTATTCAAATTCAACAAAGCGTTGCTACAGGAACAACAACAATTGATGCAGGCATTGCATTGCTTGTTGAAATTTACGGATTTGATGAAGCAACAGCGCGCCGTATTATTGGACAACCTAAAGCAGTTGAACCTGCAGCGCAAGCGCCGATTGCATAAATTTGAAGCATGGCAAAAGATGAATTTGGATTTGATCCGAAAGTGATAAATGTTCTTCAAAAGAAGGATACATTTATCAATGAAACGGAACAAAAGTTTTTCAATTCATTGAGTGCTGTTGAACAAGAAATCTTTAAAGCTGTTTGGGCGCAAGCGCAAAAGATGAATCAAGATAGCGGCAATGTTTTGTTTGATGAAGAAAACATTGATACTGTAAACAAGATTCAGAAAACAATTCAAACGGCGTTGCAATCAAGCAGCTATCCTAAAGATGTGAAAACATACTTGCGAAGCTTTGAAGATATCAAGCGTTTTAATTTGCAAGCAAATGAAAGCGTGAATGATTTAGATCCTGCAGAAGTTGAATCGCTTGTTAATCCTGTTCAAAAAGCTGTAGTGAATCAAACGCTTGAAGGCTTAACAGGAAGCGGCGTTGATACGAACTTCATTCAGCCTGTTAAAGAAGGAATCTTTAAGAACGTTGTTGCAGGTTCAACGATGGCTGATCTTGAAAAAACGTTGCGGCAATTAATTATTTCAGGCGCTGTTGATTCAAAGTTGAAGCGATACGTTACGCAAGTTTCACGCGATGCATTGAATCAATTTGATGGACAGGTGAACAGCGCAATTGCAAATGAATTCGGGCTTGATGCTTATCGTTACGTTGGATCGTTGATAGACGATAGCCGCCCACAATGCATTCGTTGGGCAGGAAAGCAAGTGCTGTTGAAGGAAGATCTTGCAAAAGAAATTTCATGGGCAACATCAAACGGAACAGGCATGATTGCAGGAACAACGCCTGATAATTTTGCAACGTTTCGCGGCGGTTACAACTGCAGGCATTCAGCAATTCCTTTCAAATTAACTGCATCACAGAAGGCAAAGCTGCAACAAGAAGCGCCTGCAAAAGAAGCGCAAATTGAAGTTGAACAAGCGCAAGCAAAAGCAGCGAAGGAACAAGAAAAAGTTAAGCAGCAAGAAGCGAAAGTTGAACAAGCAAAAGCACAGGTTCAAGAAGCAAAGGTTGTTGCTAAAGAAGAAGAAAAGAAGGCGGCTATTTATCAAGGCATTCAAAGAACTTCAAACGCTGATAAAGGCATTACATTTACAAAAGAAGATGAAGATAATTACTTGCGTTTAGGTGGCGTTCCTGAAGATGCTAAAGGCGAAGTAGGTTTTCAAGTTGATAAATCTAATAAGCAAGAAGGCAATATCAGGCGCGTTTATATGAGCTTCAAAGGTTCGGGCGTAAGAATGCAACGAACATTTTATGTTGAAGAAGGGCGCGTTCACAATGACTATTTCAGAATTGAAGATCAATCAAAGTACAAAGGACAGGGCGCAAAAATATTTTCAAATCAAGTTGCTGCATTAACTGAAGCAAAGTATAAATCTATTGATACACAAGCGGCGCGCGGATCAATGTTCAATGGATATTACACATGGGCGCGTTTAGGTTATGTTCCTGAAAGCGCAAGCGTTCGACAAACTGCAATCAATGGATTCAACAAAAAATATGGAACTGATGTTCTCAATTGGGGCGAACTTTTAGGAACAAAAAAAGGACAGGAATATTGGAAAGAATTTGGAACTTCTTTCGAAGGAATATTTTATTTGAAAGAAGGTGGCTATTCGCAAACAACGTTGAAGAATTATCTTGAATCAAAAGGAAAGCCGCAACAAACAGCGAAAGAAATTGAAGCGATAAGGAAGGCTGAAGAAAAAGCACGCAAGCAAGCTGAAGCTGAAGCAAAGCGCAAGGCTAAAGAAGAAGAACGCAAGCGCAAGGAAGAAGAAAAGAAACGCAAGGCTGAAGAAAAGGCGCGCAAGAAAGCTGAAGCAGAAGCGAAGAAGAAAGCGAAAGAAGAAGAACGCAAACGCAAAGAAGAAGAAAAGGCTGCAGCCAAATTAGCGAAGGAACAAGAAAAGGCAATCAAGAAAGCTTTCGCTGAAAAAGCAAAGCAAGAAAAGCTTGCAGCTAAAGAAGAAGCACGCGCAAGAAAAGCTGCAGAAAAAGCACGCGGCAAAAATGCAGCTGAAGAAAAACCAAAGGTTGAAGAATGGGCAACTGAAATTACTTTAACGAAAGGCAATCAAACAACAAGCTTTGATTCTTTTGTTTACAGCAGCGAAAGATATAACAAGTTAAGAAGGGAATTAGAAGATACTCACAGCCAACTTTATTTTTCGCGCGAAGAAAAAGATTCATTGCTTGCATACAAGGGAAGCGGTTACACAAGAATAAATCAATACCTTAGAGAGGGAAAAGATTATTCGCCTTTTACAGGCGCAAGCAAAGAAGAAATAGCTGTTACACATAACAAGGCGCAAAAAGAAATTGATCAAATAAGAAACGTATTGAACAGGCATGATTTGCCTTTGAATTCAGTTCTTTTTAGAGGGCATACACAAAGGATTTCTTTCAATCCTTTTGAAGAAGAAAACTTAAAAATTTTCGAAGATGGATTTATTCTAACTGATAAAGGATTCAGATCAACTTCATTTGATCCTGAAGTTGCGCCTGCATTTGTTAGCGGTAAAAAATTAGAAGTAACAAAAAATAAAGATGGAAAAGAACTATACACTGTTCCTATCATAAACAAAATTCTTGCGAAGAAAGGGACTAAAGGTTACTTCATTGAAAACGTTTCAGCTATGGGCGAAGCAGAATTTCTTTTGCCTGATAATTTGAATTTAAAAGTATTGAAGGCAACAGTAAAAATCAATTCAAACGGTAACAAGTATCTTGAAGTAATATCAGAAATAATTTAAAACATGGCAATAAGTTTAATTGATCGTTGGAACAGCGATACAACAGGCGAACAAATTTCAATTTGCATTAACTGCAAAAATTATTTGAAAGGATTAACATGCAAAGCTTTTCCTGAAGGAATACCTGAAGAAATTTTGAACGGTGACAACAATCACAGCAAGCCTTTGCCTGATCAAGAAAATGATATTGTATTTGAATCAAAATAAAATTTAACATGAACGAAGAAGAACTGAATGAATTTAGGCTTGAACTTGAAGCTTATCGTAAAACGAAAATTGCTTATCTTTCAGAAGAAGATCAACAGCTTGATTTCGCAAAGCTGCAGCCTGTGAAAGATGCAGAAGAAAATTAATTACATTTGCAACAAACAATTTAAAACATGAACAAGATAAAAATTCTGAATGTAAAAACAGGAAAGATTTCTTTCATCACAAGGCAAGCACTTGAGCAGCTAAAGAAAGGAGGGCATTTCAAGCAATACGAAATTCTTGACGATCACAAAATTCTTGCACCTAAAGTTGCAGCGCCTGTTGCAGCACCTGTTGAAGTTGCACCTGTTGCTGTATCAACTGAAGTTGAACTTCAAGATATTGAAGCAACAGAAGAAATTGATGAAACAACAACAGAAGAAAAAAGAACTTATCGCAAACGTAAAAATTCATAATCATGAAACACATTGAACAATTCCTAAAAAAAATCGGCGTTGCTTCTTCAACTATCAGCAAGCTGCAGGGCGAAGAAGAAATCAACGTTGAAGAATTTGCAACAGCTTACAAAGATTCTTTCAAAGATGTATTGCAAAACGATCCTGATTTCATTCAACCGATAAAGGATGAAGTGCGCGGCACGGAACTTTCAAAGATTGAACACAAGATCAAGAAAACTTTTGCGCTTGAAAGTGATGAAATCAAAGGCAAAAAATTTGATGAAATTATTTCACTTGCATTTGAGAAAACAAAAAGCACAACTGCAGGAAGCGCTGATGAACTTCAAACAAAGCTGATGGAATTAAGCAAGGAAAACAAGCGCTTGCTTGAAGAAGTTATTCCTGCAAAAGAAGCTGAAGCATCAAATCAAATTAAAACGTTCAAGAAAGATTTGGCGTTGCGTTCAACTCTTTCGAAAAAAAGTTTGATTGTTTCACCTGAAGTTGTGTTGCCTGCAATACAATCTTACTTATCTTCGCAATACGAAATTGATGTGCTTGATTCAGGCGAACTTGATGTGAAAACTAAAACAGGTTTAAAGCCCTTGAATCAAGATGGAACTAAAGCACTTTCGTTTGATGAAATTCTTGATAATCATTTGACTTCATTACAGGTTATCAAGCAATCAAACGCAGGACAGCAACAACAAACTGCAAAGCCGAATGCTGCAGCACAGCAAGCAACAGGCGAGGCGCCAAAGTTTAATTTGCCGCACTTGCAGAAAGCACAAGCAAACGCTGAACGCCTTCAATCAATGAAGGTATTCGGCAAAGAATAAAACGGCGCGGCGGCGCTTTCACGCGTTTCGGGTTTGCGCACCACAGCGCAACGGAGCGAATAAAATTCAGCTCATTCAATTGAATTAATCTTCTTTTGAGTGGGCTTTTTTTATGCAGTTTCGGCAAAACAAAAATTAAATTTTAATCACAAAAAAACATTTTTAATCATGGCTTTTACAGAAGGTTTATGCCAAAATCTGCAAGTGAATTTGAACACTGTTGCAGGTAACAACGCGCCACAATTGAAGCGCGATCGTGTGGGTTATTTGGATGCAATTGTTTCGCAAGAAAATACTGCAGGCGTTGAAATGCTTCCTATTCCTACAAACGGAAAGTATCGCAAGGTTCAAGTGAATTATGCGCAACGCGGTATTGAAGATAGCGTTTCGCTTACATGCACAAACAATTGCACAGCAACAAATGAAGTTGAACCAAAAGAAGCAATCGTTGATGTAGATAAGTGCGTTGAAAGCGCTTTGCTTTTCAATGAAGATGAAATGCGCAAGCTTTGCGAAGCTGATTCTTTGTGGGTTTCACAAACAATCATGGGGCAAATGAACGCAATCAACGTTGCACTTGATAAGCAAATGCTTGCGCTTCAAGCAACGAACTTCGGTAACTTCAGCGATGGAACAACTTTGAAAAGTGTTAAGTTGTTTGAAGATACAAGCAACGCTTCACGCGCAATTGCAACAGCACAGATTCGTCACGAATACGATATGACAGGTGCAAGTGGCGCGCCTATGATGATCGGCGGCGGCAATCTTGATTTGTTTGCTAAAGTAAATCAGATTGCTTGTTGCAATTCAACAACAGGAACTGATCTTTCACGTTGGACTGATTACATGTATTTTCATGATCGCTTTGCTGAATCAGTTTTGGGCGCGAACAACTTCGCAGTGCTTGCACCGAATGCTGTTCAACTCGTTACATGGAATCGTTACGTTGGCGATTACGCGAAGCGCAATGATGTGTTTGAGCATGGAACAATCACTGATCCTTTCACAGGTTTGACTTATGATTTGAAAGTGCATTATGACGATTGCGCTGATCGTTGGACTATCAAGCTTCAATTGCATTGGACGATGTTCTTCATTCCTACAAATGCATTTGCTACAGGCGATACAAATGAAGGCGTGAATTACACTTTCAACTTTGAAGATTGTTCAACAATTGTTGGTTGCGATTAATTATTAACCTTTAAAAATTAAAAAACAATATGGCACTTTGTCCTTCTTCATGCGCGCCTGCTTTGCCTGCTTCGATTTCGCAAGGTTGTGGAATCACAACACGAAACGGCGGTATTAGCAAGTTTGCGTTTGTGAAATGTGATTACACTTTCT